TTGTCGTTAGCAATGTCTTGCATGATAAGTTCACAAGCTTCTTGAATATCTTCTGGAATAACACGATATCCAAAATCTGCATCTACAAGATAATCATAGCCGCTAAAAAAGTCGGTATCAAGATATCTATCTCGCCAGACATATTTATATTACATTTTATTTACTTCAGTTACAGAAGTAACAATGGATGTTTTATCTACACTTATTTTGTATTCTTGTAGATCAGAATCTTCGTAATCGTATATCTTTACCCCGTTTTCGTACAGGTAATATAAAGTTTGTATCTTTTCATCCATGGGTAGATAGTCAAGTCCCATGCCATAAACTTCTTTTTGTTTTCTTTGGAAATTAAATCTACCCGCTACCTCTGACTCAATAAGTTTTCTTGCTACCTTTTCTACTTGAATAGCTTGGGCGGTAGTTATGCCAAGCTTATTTTTAACTGATGTAATATCACAATATGGCTTAACAACTTCAACACCATCAGATGCTACTAATGCACTAGCACTAGTAAGAACATCTGCATCTAATGTTCCTGTATAAGTCAAATAACGATCATCAAGAGCAAAGGTTACAACTTTAGAAGTATTAGATGTAGCAGTTGTAGAATATGAATTGCCCGTTGTTAAATCTTGATATGAAAGTATATAAAGAGTAGAAGCGTCGGGAACGCTAAAAGAAACTTCCACCTGTGTAGTTTCGGGAAGCCTTAATGTTTCCATTCCTATACCTCATAGGCTGCTGCAACTTCTTCTGGAGTAGCCATTCTTACCTTGTTAGAAAGTTTCATCCACTCATCAGCTTGCGCTGGAGTAACGATATTGTATCCCTTATCAAGTCTACCTAGTGCTGGATGAGCAAGCTTTCCTGAGGAGTAAACCGCAACCTGAGTTGGCTTAGGATCTTCCTTTGGCTTAGAAGTTTCCTTCTTTGTAGAAGCAGTTGTAGTCTTTTTTGTTGTGGTTTTCTTTGTTGTTGTCTTTTTCTTAGGAGCAGTCTTTTGTTGTTTTGCTTCTTCTTGATTTTCTTTGACTGTCTTATTGACAAAATATCTGTCGTAAGAACTTTTGATAACATTGTCGTTTTCCATTATTTACAAACCTCCTTTGTTATTATATCATCATAAATAGTTTGGAGGGGAGCCATGTTTCAGACTCCCCTCCTTACTAGTGACTAAAGAGATTACTTGCTGCCGTAGGCAACTGCGTCTGTCTCTTCGATCTGTACACCAAAGCGAACGAATACTGTGTACTCTACTGTGTCCTTCTTTGGCTTGAACTCGCGGTGGACTGTAACATCTCTCTGGAATCCCCAGATACGGTTCTCTGGGAATGTGAGTGAGACATAGTTATCTGGTAGGTATGGAACCTCCAGAATTGGTAGTCCGAGAACGCGGTACTGAATTGGAGCACCAACAGTCTGTGGAACTGTGCCGTCTACAATTCGCTCAACAATTCTCTCAGAAGAGAAATTGCCTGTCTGAGCAAGCTGATTTAGTAGGCTTGACAATGTTGGTGAGCCTGCATAGAACTTCATGGCTGAACGTGAACCACGGTACTTTCTTGGCATTGCAAGAATAATATCCTGTAGGTCTTGAACAGTCCAAGTGCTGCCACTAGAAGTAACAGAAGCGGCTTGGTTGCCACCTGCTGTCTCCTTTGCGTGGAAGCCCTCCATGATGCTAAGGAATGAGTTTGTTCCAGAGCCTGTTCCATTGATAGCTAGATCCTCAAGGTCATTAGCGAATGCGCGGGTCATGCTACGAACCAAGTGGTCCTCTAGCTGTGCGCCTTCGATGTTGTCCTCAAGAGCTTCAGTTGAAACCTCCCAATCTAGACGGATCTTCTTGGTGGTTACATCAACCTTAGTGAATGCTACGTCAGCATTTGTGTAAGTTGCCTCAGCCTGATTTGCTGCACGAATTACACGCTCGCCAACGTTTAGCTTCTCTAGCTCTGCAGTGTTTGAACGCATGGTCACTCTACGACCATCCAGTGCTAATACCTGCTGCTCCCAAATGTATTCGATGAACTGGCGAGACTGCTCAGGGTTGAGAATACCGCCGTCATCGGTTGTGCTATCAACTACGCCTAGTGTTCCAGAAGTTGGGTTGGTGACACCACCAATACCACCTGAAACAACTGAGCCTGTAGCTGCTGCCTTCTCTAGGATTTCGTCTGACATTTCTGTTTTCACCTCCTATTTAATTACCGATATAGGTCAGCGGATTTGAGGAAACGACCGCCCCACATCGACTTTTCGGTTTTTTCTTCCTGAACGATCCCGCCAAGATCGCCAGACTTACGGACAGCAGTGTCGGCTTCTACAGCATCAACACGCTCTCCAAACTCTTCTACATTGCCCTTTACGACGGTGACTTCCTCATGCACACCATCTAGAGACTTCTTCATCTCTGCAACCTGATCGGCAATGCCTTTTACTACTGCAGCTAGATCTCCTAGTGAATCTGCGACAGAATCCTTGATCTCGCTAACAGCTTTTGCCAAGTCATCTGTGCTGTCTTCTTCATTAGGAGTTGTGGACTTTTCGACTTCTTCGGTGTCTGCTTCATTTGACTTTTCTACAGTCTCTTCGGATGCCTCTTCTGTGGCTTCCTCAGTAGCATCTTCGGACTTTTCAACGGCTTCTGCTGGCTCGTCTGCCTTCTCAACAGTTTCTGTTGTCTCAGCAGTCTCTTCAACAGTCTCAGCGGCTACGTCCTCTGACTTCTCAACTTCAGCAGTTTCCTCTGAAGACTTTCTGTTTAAAATTCCCACGTTACTTCCCTCCTTTTCATTGTTGTCAGCAATTGACTTGGCTAATTCTTCGTCAATCGCCTCATCCAGATCATCTTGTGAATCTGAAACCTTTGTTAGTGCAGAAATGCGGCGCAATGTACTCATCTTATGACCAACGATGGTGTCTGTTGGCTACCATTCTCCACCTGATTGTCTATACACTCTAATAAGAACTGCTGGATTATCTTCTTCAGCAGTAATGGTAAAGCTAGAACCTGGAACATCTACTGATCCTGATCTAACTACCCTGGTTACTCTGCCTCTAGCAGTACCTCCGCTAGAATTCCATGATACAAAGTCGCCTCTTGATACATTTTCGGCCTTTGTAAATGTCTCAACAAGGCTTCTTACTGTTGCTGCCTTGTCTACATCATTGCTTTCAACAAATCCAACATTTGTCATGTGCTTGTTGCACTCTGGACAAGAATAGTCTGTCTTATCACTTAAGATAACATTGTCGTTTGTTGGACACCAGTAAACATTTTCTAAGTAGTTCTTTTCAATTGCCTCTTCTTGGGCATGATCAAACTTTTGTACAGAAACAATGTTTGAGTTAGGGTTGGCTGGATTATCAACAAGTGAAAGCTCGTACAGATCATAGTCTTTGATGACACGAACTGGAGCATCAAGTTGCTTGTTGTATACCTCTTCGGAATCATTAATGCTTCCACCAATAGAAAAGCCAGTCAAAATACCCTCATTAATCTTGTGCCAGGTATCTTCTGCACCCTTAGAAACGTAAACATCTACATAAATACCGTTGTAAAAAGAATCTGATTCTTTATCAAAATACTTGTCTTGCTTGAAAGAAACAACCTTGCCAACGGCTAATGGAGTATGCTGCTCACGAACATTGCCACGAAAATCTTCAAATGCCTTGGTAGATGCTTCAACATTGACAATATCACCTTGCTTGTCAAGGCTATCGGTTGTTGCCCAACCTGAAACAATTCTTCTTTCTTGATCTACCTTGCTGATAGGCATACGGACAGAAATGCTGTTGCCGTCTGTACTCCAATAAGCTTTTTCAAAATTAGCCATATCAAATCCATTATATACTACGTTTATAGCATTTTATCACAATTTTATAAAGTTATTGTGAAGAACGCCCTTCTCCACCTGCATTTCTACCAGTATCGGTAGATGTGGAGTCTGTAGCATTGTTTTGTCTTTCTGTGTCTCTTTGTCTATTTCCAGATATTTGTGCTCTTGATTCTGCCCTTTGTTGCGCTGTTAGTTCAACGGGGGCTTGACCACCGTCACGCATAGGCATACCCATTCTTTCTCTTACTTCATTTGGCACAATAACTTGAGTCTTAAGGTATCTTTCATCAATTTGACTTTGTGTATTTTCATCAGTTAGTGTGAACTCGTTTAGCTTAAAGTTAAACATGTCTGTTTTTTCTTTTACAATTTTATTGATTACTTTTTCTAGACTTCTTTGTGCTGGTCGTGCAACCTGTTCCTTGAATGTTCTATCAGATGCTAATGCTGCTGCAATAGACATTCCTTGTCCACCGCCTACCTTAGAAATAGGTGTTTGGTGAGCCATAAGAATATCTTCACGATTAGACTTACGATATTTTTCGAATGATCCTTCTTGTACCCCGTTCTCAATGGGTTCCATATTAAACTCTACCTTGTTATCACCAGTATCTCCTGGCAAAGGAATATAGAGTGTTCTGTGGTTTTGTCCCTTTAGTCCTGATTGTAGGAATCTAAATAGCTTATCTTCAGCATCAACACTTAGCTTTGCACCCTTAAGAGTAACAATGTATCGTGGTACTGCCTTGTTCTCAAAATAGTCAATATTGTATCTACCAGCGAGTGTGTCTCCTACTAGGGAAGTGGCAGCAGACAAAATATCTGGTACACCATAATAACTATTACGAGGAGTGTACTTTTTGATGTGAATAAGTTCGTTGGGTCGTGGATCTGTGGTTACATTGTTGGGACTAGAAACCTGTTGGAAGTTCCTAAAGAATACAGTTCTTTGATTAACAATTTGAATATATCCATCACGTTCACGACGTACTCTAATTGTTGTTGATGGGATATGACCAACGTATCCTATTTCTCCTGATGTTGTTCTACCAATTTCTATGTACCCGTTTCCTGTTGCCTCTACATCTGTAAATACTTTTTCAAGAACGTGGGTAAAAGTATCTTCATCATTAAGTTCTTCTAGCCAATCCATTACGATTTTCTTGGCTCTGTCAGACTTTCTTTGTGCTCTAATTCTTTGCTCTTCGCTTTGTGCATCTTCAAGTCTGTCCATAAGCATAAGGCTAGGCTCTAATTGATATCCCAGACCAACGGTGTTTGCTACCTTGGCATTTACAGCTGCGTGGTTAGCAAAGTTTGTTTCATAGAAATTTGCAAGTTCATCAAGATTATAGGGTGGAACAATAACATCAAATAGTCCATAAGCACTGGTAATATCCATATCTGGAATTAACTGCTTTGACTTAGCCCCGTCTTGTCCTGTCCAAACCTTGTTTAGTCTAGAAACACGACGCTTAAAGTTTGGATGCAAACCATCATAAGACTTTAGGGTTTCTGCATCAACATTAAATGGGTCGTACTTTGCAATGCTGTTTGACTGTGGGTTATCTATTCTAGCCCTACCGTCGTAATCGTCATTCTCCATGTGCTTTTAGTCCCTTTGCTGCATCGTACCAAGCACCTAAATCAGTCTCACTTGGGATATACCCCTGGCTCATTCTGTCTACTTGTACTGAGTGTTCTTCATCTGTAATTCTATGTTGTCCTGCTCTAAATACTGCCTCTCCCTCAGGAAATCCGTAATGAGCAGCGGCCTTTGTAATCTTTGAAATAGCAGTAATGTCTCCACGACGGGCTGGAATATTCATAATATTTCCATTTCCATCGCCAACTATTTTGCCTTCAGGTGTTCTCCAAACATAAATCCCATCATCACCCTGCTTGTCAATGACAGTTATTCGGGGTTGGGGCATGTTCATGACAACAATTGTACCATATTAAACGGGTCTTCCCGTAAATGTTGTCCACTTAATGTCACTAAATATGTTGACTTCATCAAAATCTACTGATAAAGTGGACGAGTCTTGTGCAACTATATTGGACAATCCAAGATGTGACTCAAATATATCGTCTACTCTTCTATCAATATCTTGTTCAAAAACAGTTACATTATTAAATAGTGTGCCAGGATATATTTCTAACTGCCCTCGTATTGATGAAAGGTCTACTGGATTTTCAAATCTTAAACTTATGAGTGACCAAGAAAGTGGGTAGACATAAACATCTTGCTTGATACCGTTTTGATACATTACGACTTCATCCGTTAAGGTGTCAGAAAGTAATCCATAGAGATAAGGAACTATCTTTGCTCTTTTACCTCCCGTTTCTGGCTCAAGGTAAAAATCATATCGTGTATCTTGATAAGAAATAGAGAACATTCTTTCTCTTGAAGCAAAGGTTTCTGCTTTATTATAGAAAGACCACATGTGTACACCATAAAGAGTGTAATCTTCTTTTCTATTTTGATTAAGAGGAATAGACATTCCTCGTCTAAATGATTCGGCAGCGGTATCTTCAATCTTTGGATAAGGCAGGGTTTGAATACCTGAGTCTCCTGTTAGATACAGATAAGGAGTAGAGTCTTTGTATATTAAGAACGGATTCTTTGCCTTGTTGATATATGAAATACCCTGCCTGCTAAATGGATAAAGCTTTTGTCCTGTAGGAGTGTTGATTGGATATAGTGATGCTTCATCATATGCCAAAGATGCAATAGACATTCTTTGTAATTTAATTGGAGCGGTATTTATACCTGGAGATTTCATTTCCATGTGTACCGTTATATAAGCATTATTAAAATCAATAATGTTTTTGGGTGCAAAGATAATCGTTCCATTAACAACGTTAAACTTTGTTGTATCAATATTCGTTGTAATGTCCTCAAAATCTACATATCTGTTTGTATCTAATTGTTTTGTATTTGTGTAATTACCGTAGACTATAGATCCAACATCTTCATAGTTTTGCAAAGTTACATAAGTTTTTAGGCTGTCTTGAGTATCGAAGTCATCTTGAGCAATAATGCTATTTGGATAATCAATATTAAATTGTAAAAAGTCAAGGTCATAACTTTGTCTTTGACCATTGGAGTTAAGAATGTAAGTGCCGAAGGATGCTAATGGAATAGAATCTTCCCAATACCCCGATACTGCAACATCCATAATTAAGGAAGAGTTTGCCTTCTTAAAGAACATTGTATAGTTACCGTCGTAATCAAAAGGTGGGTCTGACAATGACAAAGATACTGAGCTATTATATTCTGCTATTCCATTATCATCAAAGTAATTAGATAGGTCTTTTCTTGTAAAGAAGTTATTATTAAATGTTACCTTATAAATCTTGCCTGGGAATTGATCATCTTCATTGCCACCTACATTTAACTTGATATTTTGAGGTACAGCAAAGAATCTTCTAATAATAGTTGCATATGATCGTGTTAGATCATCCAACTTGATACCCGCAATAAAGTGTGTGTCGTTTGCACCGGGGGTGAATGAGAATGTTTTTATCGTAGTAGAGTTATAAATATATTGTATTTGCTTGGCAGAGTCATCGTAGATTATTTTAAATATATCTCCTGTTGCATTGTTTTTAAAATGCATGATTGTTGCTTCTGTGCCTGACTCTATTTCTGTTGTTTCAGAAGTATTAAGAGAGAACAGCCCAAACACAGATTGAACAGGATCAGCAATAACATTCAATGAGTCAAAAACAATAGCACCATAGACATTGCTATATGAGCTAATTGGCTTAAGCTTTATATAAAAGTGTTCATCTCTGTCTTCTTGGAATGCAAAGTTATCAAACAACGGTTCAATTTCTCTAGCAGAGGCTAGCTGCCTCC